ATTTAGTACCTCCTTCAGATTTTCTGCTATCCAATCATATCAGATTCATCAATGTACCGGCCTCTTATATACACATTAATCGTCTGGATCGTCGTAAACATCATATTTGCGGTGTTGCGTTAACAAACTGCCATTCTAATTATCGTCAAGATATCCGCTGTGTCTCCCATGGAGCCAGTCAAAAAGCAAGTTGTTACGTTATCGCCGATCCCGATCCAGCCGATTGGCCTTTTTTATTAACTCTCGATCGTCCAGTGTATTCTTTTCAACCCCTTCCACCTTTTAGTTCTAATGGGTTGCAATTTGGGACGATGTTTCTTAGCGACAATTTTTACCACATTACTGAGCTCTATGAATCTCAAAACGTCGTTGAATCCGTGGCTTATGGAAACGTTGTTTTCACCCAAAATCAATTCTTAAATAAATTGATAGCCACAGTACCTGAAACAAGAGAAACCTATGTGCTTGACAAAGAAATCCTTCAACAGTTGACTTTATTCGCCATCCGCGATGCGAAAGCACCACGAATGATCAAATACTTACAATTTATCAGCGGTAACCATCCCTTTTACAAACCGCCTTTTAAACCTTTCGACCTTGACATGAAAACCATTAAAATTTATGTGCTGGCTGCCATATCTAAAGCAATGGAATGCGTAATTGATTTACGCGGTGGACTCAAAAACATGTTAAAGGATAAGGAATCTTTGTCCAAGCTCATCCGTTTGCAACTAGAAGACACTATGGAACCCAATTGGATCAATGTATCCTCAAAAATATTACAGGTCTTAGAACTATCATCAAATTTTGGGTATTCCAACATACGCGTGCCAACTATGATCCCTCGTGATCCCGTAGTCCTCAACTTCACTTTCCCTGACCAGGAAATGTATGATCTGTATGCACATGTTCAAGCCACTCCGAACAATACAGAAAAGTTTGCAAACCAGTTAGATCAAACGTTTCAACTCAAAATGCGAATCAACTTCTTAAAATATTTCAATCATTATGAAAAACAAAAACGCAAGAAACATACGAACGAATTTATCCATCCAGTACTTCATGGTTTTACCGCTAGACGGACAGGCGAATATCTCAATTCTGCTCAGAGTGCACTCGAGAAGGGGTGCCTCAACGTTCCCTCCTTTTCTTTCCCCGATGACATGAAAGAAATTTACGGAGAAGTTTTTAATTTCCCTGCCGTCCCGCGCGTTAAAACACCCTCCAAAGAACTTTTGGAAAACTGGTTGAAAAGATATCCCAAAGGTAAACAGGATATGTATCGTCGTCTTTTCGACGATTTGTTCGTCAATAGGACCAAAATCCTAAAAGTTGAAGATCTAACAAGTCGTAGCATATTTACCAAAGTCGAGTCCTTGATTAAGGAAACTATAGCCGCCCCAGACAAATTCGTTCCCCGAAATATAGTTAATTCCAGTGATGTTCTTAACGTCTGGTTCGGTCCCCTTTTTTATGACATGAAAACTGACCTTAAACTTGCCTACAAACCCGAGTTCGTTTACGCTGATGGTCTCACTTATTCTGAGATTTCTCAAATCATCACTAAAGCCGGGTTTCAATATCATTCCTCTATTATAGAATGTGACTTCTCAAAATATGACAAGTCTCAGGGCAAAAAATGGCTAGATTTGGAAGTCTGGCTCATGTCTAAATTTGGTTTTTCCGACTTTGAGTGCCAGGCCTGGCATCAAACCGCATTCACAACTTACAAAACTGATTACGGTTTCAGCTACAATCTCATCGGCCAAAGAAAAACCGGTGATCCAACTACTTCCAGTTTCAATTCTTCCACTAATTCAGCTTCTCAAAAGAAGATTTCCCATCTTTTGAAATACAAAATTTTGTTATTGATCAAACTGGGTGATGACGTAGTCATCTTTATAGATCGCCCTTTTTCCGAACAGGATCTCCTTGACTACGCTCGTTTATATAAAGAAACTTTTGGTTTCATAGCCAAGTGCCATTATCGCACTTCCATCAGTCAAGCCGAATTCTGCTCTAAAACCTTCATTTTCACGGAAGAAGGGCTTTTAACAATGATTCCCAAACTAGGCAAAATAATCGCTAAAATCAGCGTTCGACCTAATAATAATCTATCTATCAGTGATTACGAATATTCTCAGGCTCGCCTCCTTTCTCTTTACGCCGAGTTTTTTTATGTTCAACCTATTCGTGACATTCTTGACAGACATATTCAAGTTAGCCAGCAGTCTTCTCTCAACATCGCTAACAAAGTGCTGAACAATTATGAGTATGATCTCCTCTGTCGTCGCCTTGATTTAGCCAATTCCGCCCATAAATACCCAGTCATCACAAAGACCGCTCTCGCTGACCACCTTCTTTTCACATGTAATTTATCCGAGTATGATTTGGATATAATTCTTGAGACTTTTGAGTTTCTTTTAGCTACGGATGCTTATGATCCCTCTGGCCAACTCATTGTCATCGAGACTCCCATGC